CTACTGAGGATCACCTCCTTCAAAAAACAAAGTAACACTTGTTACTTCAGCGTCGTTTACGTCAATAAAGATGCCTGTCTCAAACAATATTCCCATATCTGGGATAAACAGGTCTGTAGCCCCTGCAACAGCAGGAGTGGTTATTGACAATAGTGCAGTACCGCCAGAAGTGGTGCCGTCTTTTAGAGCAAATGAAGATCCCGTAGCAGTGTTGGTAAAGTAGACACCCACTAATCGTGAGCGTCCTACCACTGCTGAAGCATCTGCCGCCTTGGTGACGGATTTGATGTTACTGAAACTCATGGGTCACCTCCCGTTATGAGAGATTGTTGTTTTGAATATACAAGATTGTGACAGTAGCTACGCCAGCGGTGCCATCACCTGCTGTGGCTGCAAAATCAGCTAAAACTTGAATATCTGTGGTTCCTACGTCAGTAGCTTCAGTATCCAATGTTCCTCGAGTAGTTCCAGCTGACTGAACGCTGGTTGAAGGAATAAAGGCGTCTGCGTCACCAGATGTACCTACCACTACAGTCGAGGCAGTGCCGTCGTCGTTAGCAGTGGTGACGTTAAGGATGGCGTCAACAATCTGTGAATTAGCAGGAATAGTAGCAACAACTTGATCTGCGCTACTGGCACCAGCTATATCAATCACAGCAGATTGCGCCATAAGAACAGAACCGACGTTTGCAACGTCTGAACCTACGGTTGTACCGATGGTATCTTTGATGGTTCCGGCCTTGATAGGACCAGAAAAAGTAGTAGTAGCCATGTGTATCTCCTGTCGTGGCTAGGGTCAGGCGCGGGATTGCACCTGTCAGGGATTAGGTTGAGGATATAGAAAAAGAAAGGGGCCTACAAGAGGCCCCTTTGGTCGATCTCTAAGGAGTACCCGGAGAGCCGAAAATGCCGCGAGGATCGCTAAAGCCGAAGCTGTAACGCTCACGAGCCTTGTAGCGCACATTTCCTGTTTCAAAGTCACCCTCGAAACCAGTGCTAACAGCTACACGCTGGAACATCTTCATGCCGTTAGGGGCATCAGTCATGATGAAGAACGCATCAGGATCAGTCAAGTAATGATTGACTGAGTAACCCTGAGGCACCATTCCCATGTTGCGGACCGCGTTGATGTCGTTGTCTGCAGTACCTACGCGCAGAGTAGACTTCAAGATACGGTCAGCAGTGAACTGAAGCTCTTTAGGGATAATGAGCTTAGTGCCCTGAACTGCAATCTTCAGGCCACGCTCGTCAGTGAAGGCTGCAATATCAATCAGAGCCTGTTCTAAAGAGGTTTCAGAAAGATCTGCTGCAGTAGCCAGCTCGTTTGCCAGATCAGGACCGCTAAGAGTCGGGTGATCTGTGGCACAAAGTGGCTTACCGTCTCCACCAAGAGAGGTGGTGAAAGCATTGTTCAAGATGTCAGCAGCTTTAATCTGCTTAGTCTGAGCCATACTACGAGCCAAAGCTTTAGTGTAGCGAGACGCAAGACGATCATAGAGGTTATCCTCAATGGCCTCTTCTGTCAGGCTGAAAGCTAGAGCAATGGTTTCGTGAGTGTACCGAGCTGTATAAACTTCTTGCGCTTGGTCGTATGCAACGCCCGCGCCTTCTGCTTTAACAGGGGCCTCAGAAAACCCGGAAAGCATAACCTCTTCCTCAAATGCTCGATCTGAAGACTCAGTGGAAAAGATTTCCGCATGCTCATTTTCGTAGGTGTCGTATTCCAGTCCAAATAGAGCATTCAGACCGGGTTCAAGCTCTTTTACGAGTTGTGAACGTGAAATTGCCATTGGTCATTTACTCCTTATTGGCCAGCTACGCCTGCACTTCCGTACAGATGCTCGTTGATTTTAACCACAACGACAGCGTTAGCGCCCACAGCATTAGCTGGGACATCCCAAAGACCTATGACCTTCAGGTTCAATGCAGCAGTTGTAGCAATAGAACTGGTATCAAGCTCATTAGCAGAAACACCAGTAGTGGTGCTACCTGTGCCAATAACGATATCAGCGTTCTTGCCATAATCAGCAGCAGTTGAAGTGCCGTCATTCTGAATGATGAACAATTGATTTGGATCGTCCAACACCTCAGCAACAATCTTGCCTTGAGTGATGTTGACAGAACCGGGGTAGTAGTTAGACCAAGTGGGCTTACCAGTGGTTGGATCGATGTAATTACAACCATTGAACACGCCTACCGCAGCTGTGTGTGAGCTGGGGTCGAACTGCAGAATATAACCATCTTTCAAAGTAACAAGGTCACCTTGATAGATAGCACCGGCTTGGTTATCCGCAATCTCGTAGCCGTACTGCTTCTGTGAACCAGAGGCAGAAAGGTTACCGAGCGGACGCAAACCGAAAGCTTTATCTACATTAGCCATGATATATGTCCTTAAATAACAGGGTTATTCGGAGGACCGAGGACCTCCGAGGCTTACACGGGACTGCCTATCAGGAGCATTGATCTTCATCGACGAATGTGCGTTCGTCTTCATCAGGTCATTGTCCGCAGCCCGCATCTGATCGTGGGTTCTACTTTGATAATACTCTCGACGCTCTTCTGCTGTTTCTTCAGGAATTCTTGCCAGCAACAATCCACCGACAGAAATAACACCTGCGTGCTTTCCATCTTCTTGGATCATGCTGTCAAACTCAGGATACTCATCAGCTCTAACCAGTTCATACCCCTCACGGAGTTTGCCTGTTACATTGATTCGATCCTCTTGACCTGCAGACTCAGCCCTTATCCAACGATGCTTATAGCCGGGAGGAGCAGGGGGAGCGTCTAACCGAGAAGGAGGTGCCCAATTTTTACGACGCGCAGTATTTTCGCGAGTCTCAGATTCACGTTTACTGCGAGAAAGTTTTGGTACAGTTTTGTCGTTCATGACTACCTCTTCACATGTTTAGCGTATTCTTCAAGCGGAACCCCTAGCTTTTTAGCGATTGCAACTTCGCTGGGTTTCAACTTTATAGTACGGCGTGCTGAATTGTTGACTCCCGACGACCGGGTTGCAGGCGCCACCGTTTGCACGGGTCGGTTGGTCCTGTTATCTGGCGCAGCTTCTTGGGGCGGTGTTGCTTCCCCAAACTGTTGCGGAAATAAATTACGCATTCTGCGATCTATCTCATCATAGTACTCGTTTGAAGTGGGGTCAAACCCCCCGTTCTTAACAAGTTCTACGTGAATACCCCGCACGGTATTGGTCATCACGATGTTTTGACCAAACCAAGGGTTCTTTTCTGCCCAGTCCTCAGCCTTAGGGTCAGCTGCTTTTTGTGGCTGTGGAGGAGGCGATACAGGCTGCTTCGCCTCTGGCGCGGGTTCAGCTTTTTGACTATTAAGCTGTTGCTGCTCCCAGATGGCCTGCGTAAGTCTTTGTTGTGCCTCAGTTTCTGTGTCTATATCGCCTTCTTCTCTGGCTCTCTTTACCACAGTCTTGAGTGCGGTGATCTGTGTTTCAACGCGGCCCTTGGCTTCGCCTACTCGCTCTGTAGCAGTCTGCTCGTATTTTTTACGCAAGTCTTCATGCTGCGACTGCACGCTTTTAGCGTATTCCAGAGCAGATGCTTCACGGCGTTCCGTCTCACGTAGACGAGCCGTAAGCTTATCTATTCGTTTCTTTACCTTGTCGGAATACTCATCCAACTGGTCTGAATCAGGTGCAGCCTGATCCTTCTCGGGAGCGGCTTCTTGCTCAACGACGGGTTCTTCCTTTTCAGCAACTTTGGCCTCAGTGCCATCATTATTCATCTCGACCGTCGTTTCCTCTTCGTTGTCTCCAACGTCAAACTGAAGTTCTTCTTGTGGTTCAGCCATTGATATCTCCTTACATGTGCAAAATGTTTTCGGGATCAGTGACTATCCCTAAAATTTCGTCATCATTGAGGAGTCGGATTTCGCCTCCGTCAATCTGAATGCGTGACCCGGCATAGCGCCCAAAAATCACCCAGTCACCTTCCCTGCACCACGGGCCGTCTGGAAATTTAGACGCATCCGCGTAGGCTAGGGGACCTGCCTTCAACACATATCCCACGTTAGTGGCAAGTTGTGTCCTTTCCTGCGTCTCCTTGGCCAGCATAATGCCGCCCTTGGTGGTTGCAGCCCCTCGGTATGGAAGTAAAGCAACGCGCCAGCCCGTTGGCTGAGGAATCAGGTCTCTAACGCTTTCTGCGATACCTTCTTCTCTTACCTTTCCATCCTCAGAATACGCATCATTAAGGCTTGGCTTAGAGGGCTTTTCCTCTTTTTGCCACTTTTCTTCTAATGCGGTTAGTGTAGGCTCAGATTGCATGTAGTCTCCTTTTAGTCGTCTGAGTATTTTTTAACTTCATTACGAATAACCTCATCAATGAGGTGAATACCCTCCAGACGACCCATCAGAAAACGATACCGCTCCATGTTGGAGATGTTTCCGTTTAAGACAAGTGCTTCTGTGTCCGTTTCTAGCTTTCTAATTTCTCTTAGAACGCGCTCGGCGAACTCCAGCATGGTCGTTTTCCCATGTAAGCAGACGGTTTAATGCCACCATCTGGAAGGCTTAGTAAATCTTTACTTTCTTGTTGCCGTCGCGTTTCCTGACAACTCGAGGCTTTGGCTTGGCCTTGACCGGGCCACCCTTAGCCATTTTGCGCGACTTTCCTGCCTTGCTTAACGCAATAGCCACGGCCTGTTTTTGCGCGGCTTTCTTACTGGCAGGTTTACTGGCGCCTATCTTACCTTTTTTCTCATAGGTTTTAACCAGTTCTTTTACATTTTTACCTATTGTTTTATTACTTTTCCCACCTTTTAGAGGCACTACCTGCCTCCCTTTGGCGCGTAAATGCGCTCTCTGGCCACCGCTGTCCTTTCAGCTGCAATCTTTTCCTGAGACGCAATGCGCTCATCATTGGCCTGAGCGTTCTCTTGGATACGCATTTGCTCGTTCTGTAGTCCCTGCTGCTTCAATGCAATTTCAGCCTGATCCTTAGTGGCACGCTGCTGCAGCTCCTGAGCCTTCAGTGCTACTACAGGGTCCTGACCACCTTCTTCGCCGCCACCCATTATCTGACCCTGCATTTCCCTCATATCCATCATGTACTGAGA